AAAAGGAAAAAGAGAATGCACCCCAAGAAAACATATCTAGTTGAAGAGTTGTTTGAGGACATTCCCGGCGATCCGGACAATGTAATTTTGAAAATACCACAAGAAATTTGTGATGCGCAGGGTTGGATCGAAGGAACCAAACTTGATGTTACTGCCCAAGACGGCGCATTGATGTTGAGGACACATGTCGAATAAAGAAGATTTAATAATACTTACTGGCAAAGTCGACGAAGTATTGCCCAACAATACATTCAGAATCAAAATTGACAATATGGACCACATAGTATTATGTTACATGAGTGGTAGACTCAAACAAAATAAAATCAAAGTGATTACTGGCGACAATGTTAAAGTTGAAGTTAGCACGTATGATTTAACCAAAGGTAGAATAGTCTATAGACTATAGTCAAAATCTCTTGACTACTTGATTTTTTGAGTGTATAATACTAGTATCGCAACTAACAATGAAATCAGATATGTCAAAAGAATTTCAAGTTCAGCAAGTGTTAGAACTAGCCTGTGCCGCTCAGCGGGTCAACGGTGCATACGTTAAAGAAGCAGAATGGGTTTTTGACAGCGAAGAAAAGCCCATATTCCAAAAACAAACTAATAAAGTTTTGATGTTGGTCACATTGAATTCAGCGATTTGGACTGCAGATCCAGCACATCAGCCTTTGCCACTCAAAGTGACAGATGAAGATAAAATTCAAGCAGAAAATGTAAAAAAATATTTTAGAAAATTCATGTTTGGTGCTATTGCTGGCGAAAATGAGTTTCAAACAGAAGTCAATGCTATTCTCAGTAGCGACACAGTTAAGACAAATAAATTTGGATTCGTTGCCTGTTTGCCCAGTGTTATGGAACGTGATTTAAAAAGAACATTGGTCAAACGTTCATTTAATAATTGCGACAATGCAGTGTTGGCTGACATTGATCAAAAATTAGTTGATTTGGATTGTGAAATTGTAGAAGTAAAACAATCAACTAATTTTGATGCTTGGAATATCAATGCTATTATCGACAACAAGATTGTCAGTTGGTTTAGCAAAACTGAGTTAAAACCTGGACCCTGTGTAGTACAAAAAGCCAAAGTAAAAGCACATGGTGAGAATTGGGTCACAAAGAAAATCGAAACACGACTCAACTATGTAAAGACAGCGCAATGAGTAGAAAAATTGAATTGGACGGTGAGGCTGCAGATCGTATCACAGTGCTTAATCTACAAGATTATCGTGCCTATCTTAAGAAAGAATTGGCGCAATGGAAGAAGAATCCAAAGACTGAAACTAATCCAGACGGCTATTGGTTGCACCCAGAAGATGTAGCAGGAAACATTCGTGCTATTGAAGCATTGAGTTTAGTTATCAAACACTTTGGAGAAAAATAATGAGTGAAGAATTCGACAAGTACGAAGTATTTGCCAAACATATGGAAGAACGTTTTCCAATGATGTTTGCTGGTAAGTATGGCGGATTTGCATGTGACGAAGGTTGGTGGCCTATTCTCGAAGAACTGTGTTCTAATATTCAAGGCCATATTGCCTGGCAAAAAGGTAAATGTACACAGGTCACAGTGGCACAGATTAAAGAAAAGTTTGGTGGCCTACGGTTCTACTACGAAGGCGGAGATGATGCCATTAATGGCATGGTGCGTATGGCTGAAAGTTGGGCGGCACATAGTTGTGAAACTTGTGGTGCTCCTGGTGAACGCCGACAAGGCGGATGGATTAAGACTCTGTGTGATTATCACGAGGCAGAGCGTCAACAGCGAAAGAAAGAATATGAAAATTAAATTGGTTTCGGACCTGCATTTAGAGTTCTCTGACATTAACATTAAAAACGACGAAGGCTGCGATGTCTTGATCCTCGGCGGCGATATTATGATTGCCGAAGAACTCTACGATCATATGGAACTGCCTAGTTACAATATGTACGGAGCACTTCCAGATTTAGGACGCAAACAAGAACGTGTAATGCGATTCCGCGACTTTCTCAAGCGTTGCAGTTTTCAGTTCCCGCATGTGATCTACGTTGCTGGCAATCACGAGTTTTATCACGGCAAGTGGAATCGCACATTAAAAGTCCTGCATGACGAGTGCGCAAAGTTCCCCAATGTCTATTTCTTAGAGCAAGAGTGCAAAAAGATCGACGATGTTACCTTTATTGGCGGAACACTTTGGACTGACATGAACAAAGGCGATCCTTTGACATTGTCTGCTGTGCGTGACATGATGAGTGACTTTCGTGTGATTCTCAAAGAGGATCAAGACTATACTAGGCTCAAGCCCGCGGACACTTGCGTTCGTCACAAAAAGATGTTAGACTATATTAAAACTATAGTGGCAGAACGTCATGATGAAAAGTTTGTTGTGGTGGGACATCACAGTCCTAGCAAACTCAGTACACATGAGCAGTATGCAGATCAACATCTAATGAACGGTGCTTACAGCAGTGACTTGAGTGAGTTCATTATGGACCGTCCACAGATTAAACTTTGGACACATGGACATACACATCATCCCTTTGACTATGTCTTGGGTGAGACACGTATAGTTTGCAACCCTCGTGGCTATGAAGGCTACGAGCCAGAGAGTGGCTGGAATCCTAACATTGTAATAGAGGTATAATATGGAAGAAAATAAGTCAGTGGCAGAAATTATTAGAATTACTGCAAAAAATCAATTTGAGTTTTTAAATACTATCGCTGATCATATCGACAGCATAGAGGCAGAAAACGCAAATCTAAAGTTTGAACTTAAAAAGTGGGGCACTACCCTTGAACAACCGAACAACGATCAGTGACACCTGTCAACTACAGTGTGCGGACAATGGCAAAACTATCATTGCCGATGTGCTGAGTTTTAATCAAAACAAGTATCTCAGTGTCAGTGTAATGAAGTCAGTTAAGTTAGAAATGAAGTACAATGAACGAACTCATATCTACGAAGGTAATATGAGTGGCTTGACATTTACCACTTCGGGACCTATACTTACTACTTTCAAACAAGGAAGATAAAATGAAAATTGGATTAAGTTATAGCCGTTGCGTGTTAGACATTGTTGAAGGTCGTGTGGGCCTTAACGATGTACTAGTGCTAATTACCCGTACAGATTTTGATCCACGAGATGACGGTCAATGGCAAGGTATCTGGGAAGGATACTGTTTAGGTGGAATGAGTAATCCCGAGTGGGGTCACTATGACTTTAACAGCAAAGACGATGAGAATAAGTTCCGTAGTGTCAGCATCATGCTGTGGGAAGATGGTAAACTACATCAACCACGTAAGTTTGGTGTCCAACCCCAACGCCGTCCGGAAATTTGGCTCGAAGCAGTGCTGCCTAGTAGCGAACTAAAAAAGAACCCTGCTGCCAAAACAGCATGGGATAAATTTCAAACTATTGCTAGTTTGACAAATGTAAATTTAGATAAGGAATACAGATAATGCCAAATTTAGTGCCAATGGTTATCGAGCAAGAGGCTCGTGGAGAACGTAGTTACGACATTTACAGTCGACTGCTTAAAGATCGAATCATCATGTTAGATACCGATGTTAACGAACATACTGCTAGTTTGCTAGTGGCGCAGTTACTGTTTTTAGAAAGTCAAGGCAACGAAGACATCAACTTCTTTATCAACAGCCCAGGTGGTGTTGTTACTGCAGGAATGGCAATATACGATACGATGCAGTTTATTAAACCCGATGTTAGCACCATTGTTATGGGCCAAGCCTGTAGTATGGGCAGTCTGCTGGCTACTGCAGGTGCGGCAGGCAAGCGTAAAATGCTACCAAACGCTAGACACATGATTCATCAGCCTTCAGGTGGTGCCCGTGGGCAGGCTACAGATATGGAAATTCAAGTTGAAGAAATTCTTAAAATGAAGAAGAATTTAACTGAAATTTATGTCAAACACAATTCAAAGGGTAAAACGTTTGCACAGTTTAAAAACGACATGGAACGTGACAAATTTATGAGTGCAGAAGAAGCATTGGAATACGGGTTGGTTGACGAAATCATTGATAAACGCCCATAAAGTGCGTAGTTAACTGGAACTCCTAGTATACTATAAATAACTATACTAGGAGTGTGCAATGACCCGGAGAGCATTTAATTGGTCCGAGTTGGATCGAAACATGTTGTATTCCATGCTCTACGAACTTAAATCAAAGATCGTAGACAAGCGGTTACCTATTGCTGAAATTAACAGCATGGTAAGTAAGCACATTAAAGCACACCTTCCGATTAAAGTAACCAGCAGTAGATTCAAACCAGTCAAACCAGGCGAAGTATGGATCGGTGGTGCTTACCACAGTTATCTTGATAATTTGGGCAACAAGAGATTCATTGAAGTTGAATTGGTTTTTCCAACTACTGCCGACACCATGAAGACTAGTTTATATCGCTGGGAACGTATGTGTCGGTTATTTGCCGATACGGTGCTACATGAGATTATTCACACTAGACAATATCGTGCTAGAAATTTCAAAGACATTCCCGGATACGAAAGCACAGCCTATTACGCCAAAGATCGTCGAGAACAAGAGTATTACGGACACCGAGATGAAATGGGCGCACACTCATTTAATCTAGCACAAGAACTGATTGATAAATTTGGTTTTGAAATTAGCGATATTAAAGAATATTTAGATAGCCCTGTTCCAAAAAGAGTTCGTCCAAATAGTTGGGGACGTTTTATGAAGGCTTTTGAATATGATCATAGTCATCCAAAAGTCGTTCAAATGAAACGAAAAATAATGACCCAATTAGAAAATGCCTACTTAGGCAAACCATTTAAGACAACAAATCACTTGACATACTAACTGTTAGACTGTATAATATACACTTATACAGTTAATTATTGGAGTTGATATGAGCGTTTGTGCTAGCCATATTTGGTCATTGGAAAGTCATCCAAGCCGTTTAAACAAAGAAGCAATTATTGAAGCCATTGCCCAAGAAGGAAATAGTGAATTCTTTCAAGGCGCACGTCTTGCTCTAGACCCTATGATTACATTTGGATTGAAACAGATCCCGGAGAAAAAAGATGAAGATGGTGCTGGCTTACCTTGGGATAGTTTTAGTCTCATTATTACTGGTTTTGTTAATCGTAGCCTCACAGGCAACCTTGCCCGTGACACTGTTGCTAAAATGATGGCCAGTGCCACTAAGGCTGAATGGAATGGATGGTATCGACGCATACTGATCAAAGATCTGCGTTGCGGTGTTAGTGAAAAAACAATTAACAAGGTTGTAGAGAAACAATGGCCCGACTATGCTATTCCAGTGTTTGGCTGTCAATTGGCACATGACAGTGCTAATCATGAAGCCAAAGTTTCTGGTAAGAAATTTATTGAAGTTAAACTGGACGGTGTCCGTGTGGTCACTATTGTTCGTGTCGACGGTCGGGTGGACATGTTTAGTCGCAACGGCAAGGAACTTGTAAACTTTCCACATGTTACCGAACAGATCAGTGCAGTGGTTAAAAAGGCGCCACCTAAGTATGATCTAGTGCTTGACGGTGAAATTATGAGTAGTAGTTTCCAAGACTTGATGACGCAGGTGCATCGTAAAAGCGATGTTAAGGCTAACGATGCTATTTTGAATTTGTTTGACATGTGTCCACTTGAAGACTTTGAAAAAGGATTTTGGAATAAGAGTCAAACAGTTCGTAGTCAAATGGTGCAGGCTTGGGTAGAACAGAATAATGAGATGTTGCCTAATGTTACTTGCCTTGCTAATGAACTGGTTGATTTGGATACAGATG